GTAAAGGTTACTTAAGTTTTACAGCACTTAACTTGCCTGATATTAGTTTAGTCAACAACCCACGCATACCAAACTTAACCACATACACACCAATAACTAGGTACTGATACCAGTCTGGCATGGAAGAAAACGATTCAAACGCTGCGGTAACTTCGACTTGATAGCCTAAAAAAGACGCCGCAATAGGTACTAGAAGTAGTGCAATCATAATCTCGTCGAGAAATGACTTATCCATTTGCTGCATGGCAACAAGGTCCAAATTGAAGTCTTGTGTCTGGCCATCGTCCGCTAATTTATGAGCGGCTTTAGCACCCGCCACTTTAACGTCCGCCTCGGCACCCAAAGTAAGTATAGCCGCTGCCGACTTGGCTTTAGCAATTTCGTTCTTACCTTCAAGATATGTTTTACCTAGACTTGCAATAGGGCTCAAAAAGCTTAGAAAACTCATGGTTAATCCCTAATTTCAAAATGAGGGTAATCCTGCCACGATTTCCACAGGCCTCCCCATTTTAGTTCATACCCTAACTGAGACGAGGCTTGTAACATAGAAGCAGCTATAAGAGAAAGGTGGAGCTTATCCCACGAGGCTTTTCCGTCGACGTAAGCATACACATCGAGCGCCTTTCCGCTTTGGTGATAGGACTTGTTGTTGACTCCATCCGCTTTTGATACACCATCTCCAAACAACTTTGCTTGTACTTCTTCGGTGCGCAACCCACCAGTAGAAGGAATACCAAAATCAATGTTAGATAGCTTAATAGCAACTTCTGCGATATCAATAAGCCTTTCATCCACACCTACCAAATTGTTTAGACTGTTCTTTCCTAACTTAAACATTAGAATACTCCATCAAAAGGTTTAGTAGCCCATGTGGCTTGTTCCCTTGATCGCGGCACCCGTGCCACGAGTCTTCATCTTACGAGGGGTGTTAGCAAAGTCAGTCAATCCACCCGCTACAGGAGCAGGCGCAGTCTTGCCGTAAGGAATACGACCTTGACCTTTAATGTCAGCATAAGTAACCGCCTTGGGTGTGTTGCTCGGTGCTGCTCCGTTTACTCTTACAGTTCGATTTTTCATAATCTACTTACCTTTTCCTTTACCCTTAGATACTTTTTGTGTGGCGTTTTTACCTGTGGATCTAGTGTTTTTCTGCAAGCTAAAACCTTTTCCTCGCTCCGCAAGAAGGTCTGCGTAATACATTTCAGAACTGTAGCCACCTATTCCGTCTTTTTTGCTCATTTTAATCTCCGCGTTGCTTTAATAATTCACGATCCATAGCCGACTGGATACGTGCTGATGTTTGTCGTTCTTGTGCTGCAATCCGCTCATCAAACTGCTCCGAGCGCATCTGTTGGTTCTGTTGATCCAACTGCAACTTGGCTTGATCAATCTGATTGTCAGCTTCGTTATCGGCTACTTTAGCCTGAATCTCTTGTTCCTTCAACTGAATCAAAGGATCAGGGGCACCCGCACCAGATATCTGGGCTGACGCATCTTTAACTTGCTGCATACCTTCCGCAATAAACTGAGCGGTCAATGCTTCTATTGCAAGCATCTGCTGATCTTCAGGAATGTTAGCACCCGCCTGTTGGGCTTGCTGTTGATAAGCGGCCATGGCCTGCTCTTTCGCTGCAATCTGAACGTGTTCCATTATATGCTTTTGAAGCGCCATAGCTACTTGAGGCATACCGCTAACCGTGGGACTTGCGCCAAAGATCAAGTGCGCTTGGATGTGCGCTTGATGATTTTGTCCTTCAAAGGCTTTTAGTGGCAACATGTCTAAAGCATTGATGTTCTCTTGTGCGGGATCAATAGGGCCGGGCTCTTCCGCTGGAATGGCCTTCATAATACGATCTACATCCGTCACACCTAACGCCTCATACATGTCACGATACACTTCGTGGATGTTATGAATCTCTGGTGCTTGGGCCGCGAGTTGCATTTTAGTCTGGGCAAGCACAATCCGCTGCGCCTGACTAAATACATTTGGATTGCTGACAGGGATGATATCAACGCGATCATCAAAGTCTTCGCGCATGATGGTTGCATCTCCGCCGGGAACTGAGAACGGATACTCCTGTGGCAAACTCTCCGACATTACCCGTGCAAGAATCTTAAACTCTTGACGCATCGCATAATGCAAACGCTTATGGACCGCACTCATTACTCGAGCGCCTTGCTCCATCATCGCCATAGTAGTGCCTACTGCAGCACCCTCATTACCCGCACCTACTTTAAGGTCCGTGATAGTTGCGAAACGTTGCGCGGCATCGACTACAAAACCAAGTAACTGAAACAGGGTTTGGTCGGGGCCTTTAAAAGGTAGCGGCATTAGGCTGTCGCGTATGGCACCGCCGGGCGCGTCTACATCTCTAAACTCGCCGGGCTGTAGTGGTTCATCGTCATCTCTGATCCGTAGTCCGCGGGCCTTGAAACCAGCAGGCAGGTTAGATAACGTACCCGCATCGATCAACTGTCGAAGGGCCGAAGTCGCAGTGCGAGACAGACCACCAATGGTATGAATCAAGCCTAAGCCGTAGAAACCGAATCCGGGTAAAAACTTATAGTGTGTAAAGTAGCTGATCTTCTTACGCAAAGAATCGTCTTCGCGATAGTTGCGACGGATCGACAGCACCTTGCCGTTGTCTTCAGAGATAGTCACAATGTACGGAATCTTAATTCCTGTGAACTCGCCGTCCTCGTCCTCGTCTTCGTAACCTTCTAAGTCTAGGTCAACGTGGCACTCAAGGATCGTGCAGTCATAATCAATCTGGTTAGCGTCTTGGCCTTCTAGCCTGTCCATCTCACCACTTAGTGACGTTAGTTCTTTCTGAGAAGGGATTACCTCCACATCTAGATAAGCACCCGCCACTTGGCGTTTGCGTAAATCGTTTAACGCCATGCGCACTACTTGCGTAATGTTGGGGCACGACTGAAGATCCGCAGTCTCATAAGGAACAATCAAGTTCTCTGCAGGAACAAACTTAGACACCGCTCGTTCAATGGTCGCGTCGTAATAGGTTTTCTTAAACGTAGAACCCGCCAACGGCAAGAAGAATAACATCTGATCCATGTCAGGTGTGTACTCGTCCATCTCGTTAGTGATGTAGTAATTCATAAACTGCTTTACGCGCTGCGCTTGCTGCTCTTTAGCAGACGTACTCTTGCCCATCACTACCGTGCGGACTGGACCCGAAGGCGGCAGTAATTCATTAAAAGCTTGCGCTTGAAATTGTGTTGCCGCTTCCGCCAGCAAAGGATGAGTTACACCCGAGGCTCCACGAAAAGGCTGTGTACGTTCTTCGTAGTTAAAGCCCAATAGCTCTAACCCACTTGAATAAGCTTCTTCCCAATCTTGGCGACTGGCTTTGTTGGCATCAAACTCACCTAACAACTCTGACGAAATACGTTGAAGCTCGCGCTCTGGCATTTCTTCCGCGAGGTTAGCATCAAACTCTTGGGCCTCGCCTCGCTGATCCATGGGATCAAAGTCGATCAATACCCCACCGTCATCTTCTGAGGTGATCTCAATTTCTCCGACATTTTCGGCATTAATCATGGCCATCACATCATTTCCTGAATCAGGAAGCGACAACTCTAATTCAGCCTCCAGATCGGCCATATCCATTTGAGATGGGACATTTCTATCCATCAAGCCCGCATTTGTTGTACCGTTTGCCATAACCACCCCTAATTCAATAATACACCCGCACTTTAGCAGAGTTTGCCTCTTCTTCCCAGTCATCCGATGGTAACTGCACAAAATTGCCCTGACGATAGCGCATCAACGCCTGAGTCATGCTGTCCACCAAGTCATCAAACTCCCCGTTAGGAAACGCTGCCACCTCCTCAACTAACTCGTCCGCCCACGTCTCGTCAGGAACCCACACCATCCCCGCCTCAAACAAAGGTGACACACTGTGCACCCTCGTTATTTTGTCATTGCCACGACTCGGCGTAAAGTTAACCACGGGAATGCCCTGCGCACGAAGCTCCTGAGTCAACGGCGTACCACTAGCTTTGGCCTCGATAATCACCGTGTCAGGCTCCCAAAATTTATACAAATCTAAGGCCACCTGCTTCAACTCAGGAAAATCCCAACGCCCCTTCTTGCTATCTAACAAAATTAAATTGGGACCACTACCACCCTCATTCGGATAAAACACCCCCCACGTCGTAATGGCCGAATAGTCCGCCGTCTGCTTCTTAGAAAACGCCGTATCGTAACTTTGGATCACATACTCCAACTGAGGCACCGCTGGCTTTTCCCACAACTTCCACCACTCGCGCTTAATAATCGCGTTCTCTTCGCCCGTGGGATTCTGCTGATACTGCGCATTCCACTTGCTCGGAGGAATTGATGCGCGGACCGCGGTCAAATCTTTAAGACTCCAGTACTCAGGCCAACACGGCGTACCATCCTCAAAGATGGCAGGAAGCTCCACCACCTCCCATTGATCAGCCAAAGGGTCCTTGGCCATAGCCCTCATAAGCTGCCCTGTCATGTCTTTCTCGGACCAGCGGGTTTGTACTATGACTATTGATCCGCCCGGCTGCAGACGCTGTCTAGGGCCGCCTGTGTACCAATCCCATGCATCATCAAAGCCTGCCGCCGACATCGCCGTCTGCTCCGAGTGAGGATCGTCAATAATAATTAAATCACCACCACGTCCCGCCAAGTTCGAGCCCACACCCACGGCATAATACATACCGCCCGCGCTCGTATCCCAACGGCCCGAGGCCTTACTGTCCGACGCCAACTTAACCGTATCAAACACCTCTTGATACGCATCCGTCTCCAAAAGGTTCTTCGTCTTACGCCCAAAGTTTACCGCCAACTCCGTCGTGTGCGTCGCCTGTATAATCTTCATCTTCGGATTCTTGCCCATCATCCACGCAGGAAACAAGAAGGACGCAAACTCACTCTTCGTGTGCCGCGGTGCCATGTTAATGATCAATCTTTTTAGCTCGCCGCTCGCGACTCTTTCTAACTTGTCCGCGATAATCTTGTGATGTCTACCCGTAATGAACTCAGGCCACATAGCTTTTACAAAAGTTAAAAAATTATCTTGGCAAGCTTCATTCTTCTCAAGCTGCGCGAGCCGCAGTTCAAGCTTCAAAGTCTTTTCCTCTACCGCAGGATTACTGGCTTTATTCATAAGGGACCCATAGGTTTTGAAAAATAAAAATTTATGTTTCACGTGGAACGCGATTAACTATTATATGCGATATTACACGCATTTATAAGACAGTTAAAGCTCGTTCAAAATATCACGTAAATATTTGAGAGAAACATGGTCTATAGCCCCCGACAGGCGACGCGGGGCCCGAGCGAGCGAGGCGCGATAAGTCGTTGATTTGCTTAGATTTATGACCCGATATCAGGGGGACCCTAGGGAATATATACGACCCAATGACCCGAGGTCCGCGACCCAATGACCCGCGACCCGTGGCCAGTTGGGCCCGAGGTCCTGCAGCAAAACCCGCGAACCGCGAACCAATGACCGCGCGAATTGTGCCAGTGCTCGAGCTCGGGCGCGAATTGACCGCTGTACGTTTGGCCCGTAGCTTGAGACGCGGCACGCGGCGTGTTTAACTGGTTTAAACAACTGTATAAGGTTATCCACAAGGTGATCATTAATTAACCAGCACCGCTGAAGCCCGCGCCAGTTGGATTAACTGTTTTATTCCTGGGCGCTTAAGCCTTGTTGATAACTCAGGCACAAAAAAGCCCGCACAATGGCGGGCTAGTTGCTGCAGGTAGTGGCTAGCCAGTTGGCTGTTTGCCTATGTCACCAGCGACGTGGTGGCGAAGTACTGAGCCAGTGCGAAGCGAAGCGGCAAACCTTGTTAACTTGTCGCT